CTCATCTGGGATCAGTTCGTCGTCCTTGTGCCGCCTGCGCCACTCCCTCGCGGACATAAAACCTACGGTTTTAAGGGGTCCCTGCTCCGTCAGAATCATCGCCATCCCTTCCATCGCCCGCAACGAAGGTCCCGCATCCTTGCGGTTGTAGTTAGAGCAGCGGACGACCTTAAACGATATGGGGTGGGCTCCCTCCCAAGTGAGGTCTTTGCAGTACACCTTCTCGCCGACGCCCTCACCCTGCATGATGACCGAGAAGGTGCAGGAGTCGCAGAGGCGGGTGTCGGGCGTGGTGCCCTGACGGATGTGGAGGCGGAGGCTCATGCGGACTCCTTGGCCGCAAGAACGGCGGCGCAGATAGCGAGGGCTTCGGTGGGATAACTACCTCCGCCCCCAAGGTTGGTGGTCCAGCGTCCCCAAGCACTTCGCTCCAGCAAGATGCTGGGGTTACAAGCCTTTAGCCACTCCCACGGCTCGGTCATCGCGGCGGAGGTATGAGCAGAAAACGGCGGAACATTCTGTAACGTAAGCTTACCGGGAGGATAGCCGCAAAGGTCGCCCGTATACCCCAAATCTTCACCTTGGGGGGTGAATAGCTTGGTTCTCCGCAATTGCGTCCAACCCAGCACTTCGGCGACCTTGGCGTCGAGTTCGCGTCCGGGTTCAAGAAGAGTCATTGAATGGCCTCCTTCCGAGCCCTTGACGGGGACTTCCACGCCACCCACTCCCCTGCTTCAAGGAGCCAGTTCCCCTCGCCGTCTTCGCGCTCGCTAAGGAGGCGTATCCTGTTGGCTCGCCCCCGCACAAACTCCACCTCGTAATCTATATCTGTGTCACAAAAGCACAGGTTCGAGACACCTGTCAGTCGCTCTCGGGGGAAGGCGGGGTCGTCGCGCAATCCCCGGCGGATTCGCCACAAGCGGCCCTCGGCATCCAACTCGAAATGAGAGAGGCACAAGTCCAGGTCTTTCGTTTGAAACTCGCGCTCGGGGGCGTCCGGGATTCCAGGCAGATGCGCCTTCACCGTTAAAGTGTCATACATTCCCATACCGGCATCCTCCTAGGGTTCATAATAGATGGTCGTCTTGTTTTTACCGGAAGGAAATAATACAAGTTCCTTAACAGGGAAGTGTACCTCATCAGTCGGGCCGGGAGTAACTCCATTGATGATTACGGCTTTTTGCCTCAACCACCGTTCTAATTCGCTTCTGGAAGCTTTGGCGGGAGAGCGTTCTCGGCTGTGGAAACCCCCACAAAAGTTGCTGATACGTTGAAGGAATTTTAAGGCTGTAACCTTTTCTGGATTCATATATCACGCATCCCTTCCTGTTCGTTGCCGAACGGGGATCACTGAATCGTCTCCTTCCGAGCCTTCGGCGCAGGAACCTTCGTCCCACAGAAACAACAGCACGTCACAAACGGTTGGTCGTCAACGAGAGCTAAGACGTAGCGGTCGCACGCGCTGCAAAGCAGCGGGGGGCCGAGTTGAAGGACGACCGGGAAAGCGTTGGCAGAGTCACCCTTCATACACTTGTCCCTCGTAGTAGAAGCGGTTTTTGAAAATTCTCGGTACATTATAGGTGAAGAAGCCGTCCGAGAAGAAGTGAAATGCCCCGAACGCCTGCTGCCAGTTCGTGGGCGCTCCTTGGAGCCACGACTGGTCATAACGACAGAGGCACCCGAGACTTTGGCCGACGATGGTTTTGTCCCCCCCCTGAAGCACAAGCGGGAAACATTGTACGTCGTGCAGGTGCCCGTAGAAGATATTGACGCCGTACCGCAATACATGCTTTTTGGCGTGGTGCTCGTTCGTGTACCGTCCGTGAATGAAGTAGGCGTTTCCGATTCGATACTTCTCGCCCGCGCTCCAGAACCGCACATAACGGATGCCTCGTTTGGCAAGGTTGAGTCCATGCTCGGTCTCGACGAGGCCGCGCAACTGGGGCTGGGCATCGACCAGTTTTTCGGGTCGAAAGTCATGGTTGCCTTCAATGATTATGATCCGCGCCCCCTTCGCCTTCTTCTGCCAGCGGTCGAGGATAGCATTGCCCACGGCATAGTCCGTGAAGAGGGTCTTGCCCTCGATCTTGCGGAGTTGGCCGACGTTGTGGTGCGAGATACAGTCGTGGTCCATAAAGTCGCCGATCTGTATGATCTCATCCCACGGACGGTCACTCATCACTTTTTCGACGGCCTCAAGGCTGCGAACGTCATGGTAGGGCACTTGAAGGTCGGGGATAACAAGAACACTACGAGTTTTGTCTTTCATTGGCCTCCCCGTATTCGCAAAGGTCTTCAACCTCGTCCGGGTTGCCGCCCCAACGGGCGTATTCGCGTCCGCCATCGACGAACATGGCACCGCAGGCGCACCCGCGCCAGTCGTGAACCGACTTCGACTCGACGGTGGTGTTGCAGAGGCGGCAGCGAGCGGCGTTTCGGATTAAGCGTTTACTCATCTATTGGACCTCCTCGACTTCGACGCGGATGTCTTTCGCAAACCAACCGCGCAAGTTATCAATCAGCACATCTGCAAGTTGCTCCTGAAGGTGGGCGGCAGAAATGTCCTCGTAGCCGGGAGTCAGTTGGAGACGAACGGTGACGGTTCGGTTGGCGCTCATGCCTCCTCCTTATACTCCGCCCCATTCCACACATGAACCGCGCTGTGCCTCCGAATCTCCGAGACGATCCAGCACCACGCCTCCAGGTTCACGTCGCCGGTGGCGGGCCTCGTGAGCGCCTCCAACGCGCCCAAGTCGCCCTCGTTCAATTGTATCCCGACCGATGAGAGGCGGCAAGGGAAAAGTCGCTGGAGGGTGCGGAGCACCTCCACGGGCGAAGCGGCGACGACTTCGGTGCCGGGAGGTGCGGGGGTCAGGTAGATGTGGGTTTTCATAGGCCCTTCGGACGGCTATCCAAGCCGTATTCGGTGAGTATCTCCGCCAGATCGTCAACGTGGAGACAGTCTACCATACAGGCGTAGTCGTTAGGCGACTGTATCACCGCAATGTTGCCATTGCAGTAATCGTTCCCTGGTACCGCGCTGTGGAGAACTCCGAAGGCCACGACCTTCCCGCCTTCTAACTTGACGATCTTATCACCGTTCTTAGCTTCTCGACCATTTCTATAGTGCATTGTTTATCTCCTTTTCTTCTAACTGGTGTAACACCTCTTGCACATCGGAGTTTCGCCGACGAGTCGCGTCGCCGGTCGGTGCCCCTGGCCGCGTTCGCGGCAGGGCTCGCAACCGACCCCGAGGGTCAGGTCGAGGCCGCTAGGGTCCTTGGCGCGGCTGGGCCTCCGGGGGTAGGTCCGCTTCTTCGGCTGGAGCTTCTGGAGAAGAGTCCAGGTCTCCGGGTCGGCGCGGGCCAGCTTCTTCTGGAGCAGCCGGATGACCTCGGCGTGGGGGGTGCGGGGGTTAGCGATCATTGGGCACCTTCGATTCATGGTGATTATAGGAAACGAAGCCCTTTGCACCTCCCCCAAATTCCGCTTGAGATTTGGGTTGGACGGCAAGGGACCGCAAGCGCGTGACGACTTCTTCGTAGGGCTGCTTGAGGCAGAACACTGCGACAACCATCTCCTTAAGGTGAGCCACACTGAAGCCCGCAGAGTCGCGGACCCAGCGGGTCAGGTCGTCCTTGGGCAGAAACTCGTTCCGGGTCGCCCACCGCAAATACTTGCGGCGTGCCCCCTCGTTCGGCATCCCAATAAAGATGCGTTCGTCGAAGCGACTGGGGCGGTTGATGATTCGGGCACCGAGGCGCTCCGGGTAGTTGGAACTCGCCAAGTTTACGACGTTATCGGTGCGGAGTTCCCCGTCGAGGAGGGCGAGGATGCGGTGTTCCCCGTAGTTCTGAATCATCTCCTCGATGTCCTCGAAGATGACGATGAGGGGTCGCTTGGGTTCGATGCGCCGCAGGAGCGGCAGACCGAAGGCCATCAAGCCAGGATCGCCGCACATCAATACCACGCCGTTGCGAGCGATGAGTTGCTGCATCAATTGGGTGATGAGGGCGGTTTTGCCGCTCCCGGCGGGGCCGTGCAGAAAAATGCCGCGTCGGAAGAGGATGCCTCGGGAGGTGAAGGCGGCTTCGCTCTCCCAAAAGTTCTGGATGCCCGCAAGGACTTGGTTGCTGGCTTCATCTTCCAAAGGGATGAGGGTGTCGGTGAGGACGTTCATCTTCTGGATGTACATCCCCATTTGGTCCATACCGAACTGGTAGCAGCCCGCTGGGAGCGTGTCGCGGGCGGGACCGCAAGGCCGAAAGCGGTCGTTCGCATCTGCGCCCCACTGGGAGATGCAGATGTTGGCGAAATGATCGCCGTTTAGTGCAGTCGGCACCCTCACGGAGTTGGCTTCTCGAAACGCTTCTTCCGCCTTTAGTAGGGTCTCCACCCCTGAATAGTCCCTTGTTTCATTCATCTTTCTTCTCCTCTCGATCATAAGCATCAGCAATCCTTCTTACCAGCGCGGCCCACCCGTCGGCACGGCGGTGCCCCTCGACGCGCCCTTTCCAGATGGGGGTGTCATTGATCCAAGCTCCGACCTCGTAGTCGGAGATGTCGGCAAGGCCACTGAGGTTGCGGGCGGTGACGATGAGGGCCATCACTCGCCCTCCTCTCGCACCCGCCGCCACGACCCGTCCGGCTGAACGATGTACTTCACGCCGTCGCGGGTCTGCAAGCGGGTGCCTTCGACGAAGCCGGTTCCGACCTTGGGCCGGGGGCCCTTAGAAGGCGTCCTCGCGCTGGCGGGCTTAGGGATTTTGATCGGCATCTTTCGCCTCCTTCGCTTTCTTTTCCGCCTTCTCGATCAAGGCTGTGACTTCGGAATCGCGCGCCAGTACGCACACACTGAGTGCCCTTAAAATTTCCTCGTGGCCGTTGATGCGGCTTTCAAGGGCGGCGAGGTGTTCTTCCAAGAGGGCGAGCTTGTTAGCAACCGCCGTCGGGCAGGTTCTCCAAGGGGAAGGTTCAAGGAAAGAGAGTTCACGGGTTAACTGCTCGATCCGTCCGATATCGGCCACCTTCTCGCCTCCATCTTCCTTAGATACCGCCGCGCCCGCTCGGGTTGCCTGACCGCTTACAGCGGTCTTTCCCATCCCGACCCATCCGCCCTCTCGATGAGGCCGTAGCGATGACACGCCTCCGCCAGCTCTTCGTGAGCGACCTCCGAGTCGAACGATTGCTTGCCCTGCCAGTAGGTCTCATAGCCGCCCTTTCCATCTCGCTCTTCGATGATGGGTTGGAAGGCGTCCTCGCCTTGCTGCCAGCGCGTTTGGACGAAGCCTACGAGTTTACGCTCCTTGGTCATTGGTCTCCTCCACCCTGATTGTTCGCACATTCGGGCCTACGGTGTCTGTTTCGATGCCGATACACACTATCCCATCCTGCGAGGTGGCCGCCACGAAGGTTGCATCGTCAGGGAAGCCCTCCCTCACCTTCATATAGTGACGGGGGTGCTCGCTGCCCTCCCGGAACAACTCGAACAGCAACTCGGGACTAAATTGATACCAGACGTTCATGACTCCTCCTTCAAAAACTTCCCCTCTTCTAACTTCTTCACCAACCCCAGCCGGATCAGCCGGTTCCTCATGTTGTACGCGCTCGACCGGGGAAGTCCAGCCGCTTCTAGATCGTGGACGGTGAACTCACCGGGGGCGAGCCCCCTCCACACATCCACCTGCCGGGGCGTCAGCATCTCGTCGGGGTCCTCGTCCGGTCGCAACAGCGACGGCTTAAAGCCCGCAAGCTTTGGCTTGCCGTCGGCATCTTCGCCAAGGATGACGCTCTCCAAGAGCATCGGCTCCATATCCTCCCCGCGCCTCCATCCGTTGAAATAGAAGAGACGGTCGCCGGGGTCGCCTTTGTATTCGAGGCCGAGGCGCACGTCGCTGCGGGACTGGATTTCGAGGCCCCCAGATGCCTCTTCGAGCCAATCTCGCGGGTCCTTGATGAGCGAGGGGTGCTGCTGGGAGATGCGTGATTTCTTGCGCGTGTTGAACGAGAAGATGAAGGTGAGCGCGGGGAACTTCCGGTGCAGCATCCGGCACCACTTATACACCACCATGACGTGCGACCCCTTCTTGGTGTCTATGGGGAAGAACATATTGAAGGGGTCGACCACAATGACGGCATTGGGCTTCGTGGCGGCCTTGGCCTCTAGCCACGCCATCCGCTTTTCCATCGGCTGTGAGAGCACGTTCAGGAGTTCGCTGGTAGATTCGGTCTCTTCGCTTCCGGCCTCCAAGAACAATTCAATTCCTTCCGGGAGGGCGATTCCGTGCCGCTCCCCCAGCATGGTCCAACTGCGCCAGAAGGACCAGTCGGGGGTTTCATGTGCGAAAATGATGACGGGGCGCGGGCGTACCTTATGGCCGCACCACGCGAGGCCGGTCGTGAGGGAGAAGGCCCAGTCGAGAAGGAGGGGCGACTTAGCTGCGCCAAAGCCCCCTGACAAGGTAATGAGTTGGGCCTCTCGGAAGAGTCCCTCGATGATCTCGGGGCGGGGTTGGGGTATATTTAGGATAGGTCTCCTCGCCGGTCTGCCATTGCGTTAGCGATGCCTGCGTTGAGCAACTTTGCTCACCTCCCTGAGCACCATTATACACATCCTCGCGCAAAAGTGAACACCCTTCTGTTCCAAACCGCTCACGCGAATGAGTAATAGTATACACTCAATTTGGCTTAGACGCCAGTCGAAGGCCGGGGGTTGCCTCCGACCCTGTGGGTTGGATTTAATCTTGACAGGAGATGTCGTTTATGGTAAGGTGTTTTTAGCACACCTCTAATGGGAAATGTCCGGGGGCTTGTCGCAAGGCAGGCCCCAGAAATCGTTTACGATGTCCCAACCCAAACTTCCCGAACCCTGGTGGCCCGAAACCATCCGCCTGATGGTCGAGGATGGCCTGCCGATGGAGGCCGCCGCCACGAATGCCGGGTACAACATCGGCGAGGACGAACTCCACGCTACGGCCCGGTCGCGCCTGTGGCGAGAGCACCTCGACGCCGCGATGCGAGCCTACTACGCCTCCCTCTATCAGACCGTGGGGCAGGATAAGGCGGTTCTTCTAGGCGAGATGGTTGCGCTGGCGCGAAAGTCCCGCGACCAAGGCAAGAACAAGGACGCCGCCGACACCCTCATGAATGTCGCCAAGGCCGAGGGTATCGCGGGTTCCGATACAAGCGTGAGCATCTTCAACGAAGTCTCCGGGGCCGATCTGCAACGCGCCCTCGCCGCCGTGCGCGAGAAGCGGGCGGCGGAGGCGGCGAAGAAACCGAACTAGCGCGTCCCGCCCAATAGAGTATTGGCGGTATAGCTGACAGAAGGTTCAGCGACATTAGAATACGTTGCAGCCCCGAGGAGGCTCTGAGTACGAAATTGCTGACGCTCTTGTCTTACTTCTGCTGCAGGGGCCTGATACTTTTGGAGGGCTTGCGCTGCCTCCTTTATATCTTCGGCCCCAGCAGCTAAAAAGGGCGGACGACGATCTCCACCCGATCCAGGTTGCCTTCATACTGTGTCGGGATGCTGCGGGCTGCCCGCATTGCTACTTCGTCTTTGGACGCAGATAGGGTGGACGTAAGCGGTACAACGATCTCAGATGGAGGCGTCGTATCATTACCCGCCGCAGCTTTCGACTCTTTCGGGTGAAATAAAAGGGACTTATATACTTAACTCCCGGTCCCCTTCGTCCTCATCAAGTTCCGGTTCGCCGGCGATGAGGCTCCGGTCTGCTGGCGCTTCCAGCAAAATCAAAGTGCGGGGCACTGTGCCAACTACCTTGCGGACAGCCTCCTCGGTGCATGGATTGATCGCATAAATTGCGGATGGGCTGATGAGGCGGGAGCGGGCAGGTACTTTTGTCCTCAAAACCTTGCTTCCGGCCCGTAAATAGTTCCCGGAGGCGATTCCATCGGAACTTTGGTCGTTCCACTCATCCCGCAACAGTACCTCTTCCCGCTCCGGGATTTCCGGTACATCAACGCGGAACAGCACGGCCTGCCCGTAGGCTTCCGTGGTGACAAATCCGGCTTCCCGTTGATGCCCCATGAGTTCCACAATCGCCCATCCATCGAACTTCGCTTGGTCGTTTTCCATTCATTCCTCCACGGGAGTTAAATATATAAGTCCCAAATAAAACAGCGTACTGAAACAGTGTTGCTTGTGCCATCTGGCACCTCCTTTTAATTGTTCACGCAACCAAGATACCCACATCTTCCCGCAAAAGTCAAGCCCTTCGTGAGTTTTTATGGTCTTGGTCCAAGACGGCCTTTCCATCCCGTGGGGCACCCCTTGCTTCCTCTGCCACTCGCCCATCAACCTCAAGGACAGTATGGGCGAGGACGTGATGTGGACCTATCTAATCCTTCAAGCCGAAGGCATCGTCCCCGTTCACGACGCCTGTGTCGGCGCGAATCCGGCTAATTGGGAGTTGACCGAAGATGCTGCTTAGGTGGGAGGTTCGGTAGTCGGTGGCTTATTCGCCAATCGCTCTCCAGCTTTTACAGCATCTTCCAAGAGCGCATAGTCACCACGCCAACCCAAACAGTACAGATGCTTCTCTGGATATTTCAGGTATTCTTCGGGGCATCGTGGTTGCAACCGCTTTTCCCACAACTGAAAGGGTGCGGAGTCCAAGTCTCGCGTAATCATACAAAACACCCGTCCGGCTTCATTACAGTAGTGCCAATACTCTGTGAGTCCTGCAATCTCATGGAGCCACCCCCGAATACCGGGCTGATATGACTTCATCTTCTCTCTCTCCCCTCGACCGCATTCTCGGGCCCGAAACCGACCTCGATGTCGCCGAAGCCAAACTCCTCCTCCTGGATGAGAAGCGCCAGCGCGAGCGGTACGTCTGCTACTACCAACTCGCGGGCGATCAACAACAGATCATCGCCGCCGTCAAGGAGCGCCCGAATTGGAAGGTGATGTTGCTGCTTGGCGGGAACGGCTCGGGCAAGTCCATCACAGGCGAAGCCTTCGACGCCGCTTGGCTCCTCGGGAAGGACTATTTCCGTGATGAGCCCGCGTGGGAGTGGGTCCAGCATCTCCCAATCCCTGACGGCCCCACGAACGTCCGCGTTGTCGCTCTGAACAACGACATGCTGCGCGACCCTATCTGGGAAGGTCTGGTTGGCCGTAGCGATCACCCCCAGATGATACCTGAAAACGAAATTCAAGACAAGTCCAATCATCTTTTCACTCTGCGCTTGCGAAACGGCTCGAAGTTGCACGGTAAGTCGGCAGACACCGACCCCAAAACGCACGGCGGCGCGAACTGCGATCTCGTCCATCTCGATGAGGAAAGCAGCAAAGCCATCTTCGATGAGAACTTCCAGCGCACCCGCAAGGGCGGGCGATTGCTGGTGACGGCAACGCCGCTCGACGACGTAGGCACGACCTCGACGCCCTGGATTTACGACATGATCGAGAAGTGGCGGGCGGGCGACCCGGAGATCATCGTCATCTTTATGTCGATGCTCAATAACCCCTACTTGAGCGACGACCACAAGCGCCAGCAGATCGCCAAGTGGACCGGTCACCCAGAGGAGCGAGCCCGCCTGTACGGGGAGCCAGTCCGTCGAAGCGGCCTCTATTACAAGCGGTGGAAGTCCGAGCCCCCCTTGTGGGTGCCTGCCCACCCGCTCGGCAAAGACGACATGAAGGTCGTAATGATCGACCCGGCAGTCACCGGCTATGTCGGAGCAGTTTGGGCGTCCATCAGCCCCAGGGGGAAGATGACCCTCTACCGCGCCTACAAAAAGAAAGGACTCACGGTCTCCCAGCACGTCGAGCAGATTCTCGTCGAAAACAGAGGCGACCCAGTACGCCTGTGGCTTTGCGACCCCTTCATGGGAAAGCAAAAAATCCCGGATGCGACGCTGCGCGAATCCTACAAGACGGTCGTCCAGGTGTGGCGCGAGGCGGGGCTCCCCCGCCTGATGTATCCTGAAATCAACTACGAACAAGCCCTCTCCCGCAGCCACGAATATATTGAAGCCGCCTACGACCCCACCAGCCCCCACCCCTCGCTGGAGGTGTTCGACCACCTAGACGACTGGAAGTGGGAAATCGAGCGGTACGCCATAGACTCTGTGGTCCAAGGTCCCAATCGTGGAGATGTGCGC